ATTAGGTGTTGATAGCATTGAAGCACTGAAATACCTCTTCCCGTCTAAGACGGATGAGGAACGGGCCGAGATGTTATCTGGGTTCCCGTTCAGGATGGTGAACGAACTACAGGGTGCATACTCTCAGTTCGCTCGCTTAGTGGGGGGCATGATGCAGACCCCTCACCCGCAATCACCGGATCTTCCGATGGCTGCTGATCCCAGATTGGATTTAACTCCATATCTGTATCGAACCTTAGAAGCCTTACAAAAGGAGATGAGTTATGCAGGACGCTACCGTCCAATCGATCCCACAGACGAGCCAACCGTCGCCAGTAGCGGTAGCTCCAAGCAGCTACGTGGCTCCGGCACCCCAAGTGCAGCAGGCACCGGTGGCTTATCAGGTGGGTACCAGCTACCCGCAGGCAGTACCACAGGCGAGCCCCAATTACCAATTCGCCCCGTCTCAATACGCCCCCCAGTCCCCATCGGTCCAGACGGCGGAATCGACCTCGAATCCGTGGGAATCGGCGTTCAACAAGGTGGTGAACCTGCTGAGCGCACCAGTTCAATCCCCGTTCCAGGCTCCACAGTCGGCTCCGACGAGCTATACCCCGGCCAATTACGGGTCGACCAGCCTCCAAGGTATGCCACAATCGGCAGCGCCGACCTCGTATCCCAGCCAGGCATACTCGCCCAGCTCTTCCCAAACCTACTTGACGGGCTCCTCAGCCGCGCAAGCGCACGCGGAAGTGAACGAGGCGGTGGCGGATTATTACAATCTGAGCCAGGAAAGTCGCCAAATTCTGAACGCGTTCGGGATCGAAGCTCCGGCAATTCTGAACAACTACGCCCTCCAGCTGGAAGGGATGCTGGACAGCGCCGTCGCGTGGGGAAACCGCGCCGCTGATACCATCCAGGGTTACGCCAACTTCGCTGTGGGCGAGCACCAAGAGAATCTCGCTTATAACGAAATTCTGACCAACCCTGACGTACTGAGTGATTACACACTCAAGTTCTTTGGTCCCGAAGGGCCTTATCCCGTTTACGAAAGTGAGGCCCAATTGGAAACTCCTGGTTACCCGACTCAGCAAATTCAACAACCTGAATTTGGTCAGTTCCCTGCTCCCCCTGCTGCCGCTGCTCCCCAGCAACCCGGCAACTTCTGGGGTGACTTTAACGAGGCCATGGCCCGTAACCCACAAGAAGCATGGCGCGTTCTGAATCACGCTCAGCCCCAAGTGGTTGCGAATAAATTATTCGTAATGGAATGATTAAAGGTCGGTAATTAAATAAAAATTACCGACTGCTAAAATTTGTGTTAGATAAGACATATAAATGTCTGAATCTTTCACCCGATAAACAACCTTCCTGAGACTCTGGAGGATAACACAAAGTGTTCATTGATAACGATTTTCCAAAAATCCTTGGTGCGGAACTTTATCGTCCCCACCCTGCTTACATTGCCGAAATGGCAGTGGAGCCCGTGGTTGTCCACGACTTCACTCGTCAACCCGGTCAAACCGTTCAGTTAGACCGCTACAAGTTCTGGGGTACCCCTGGTACCAAGGATAGCCGGGAGCGTATCGCTGACCAGACTATCGGTACTGCCAACAGCCGCAACATCACCAAGGAGAAAGTCCTGGTGGTGCTTAAGGAATACACCGGCCCTGCGGATCCGGGCGACCCGACCCAGCCTTCGACCTTCAAGATTGCTCGTGAGACCCTGATCACAGCCCAGCGCCTTCTGCTGGACACGGGCAACCTGAACATGTTCCACCAGTCCATCGGTAGCCTGACGCTGCTTGATGACTATCGCCGTTGGCGCGACCGCGTGTTCATTGATGAACTCGCCAAAGCCGAAGCCAATGGTGCTGCATCTACCACCCAAGGCGGTTACTACTTCCCTGGTGGTAAGACCAAGAACGCTTCCGGTCAGATCACCTACACCGGCACTGAGTACACCGCTGACGTTCAGCAGTTCTCCGTGCGTACTGACCTCCTGAACGTTGTTAAGGATCTGCGTAAGCGCAACGTGCCGACCTTCTCTGATGGTCTGTATCGCTGCATCTGCGATCCTACTTTCATGATGCACCTGCGTCGTGATCCTGACTTCCGTGAGATCGCTCGTTACGCTGGTAACCCTGGCCAAGGCATGTACATGGGCAACCCCATGATGCCTAACAACGCCAGCTTCTACATGGGTCCCCAGGCTGGTCAAGGTTACTTCCTGGCTGGTGAACCTGTGATGCCTACTGGCGTGCAGTTTGAAGGCGTCAAGTTCTTCGAGTCGACCAACTTCCCGACCAAGAACATCACCGCTTCCTTTGCTGGTACCGGCGGTTCTTACACTTCTCAAGAAGTTGCTCAGGGTTACTTCTTCGGTCCTCAAGCCATTGGCGTGGGTATCGGCGGCCCGAACGCTCAGGTGCTGATCAACAACAACGACGACTTCAGCCGCTTTATCATTCTGATCTGGCAGCTGTACGCTGGCTTCGAGATCCTCAACAAGGACTTCGTGACCACCGCCTTCAGCTTCGTGTCTGATGACGGCGACGTTTGATTTACATAAACTGTAAAAACAAAGGACAAATAAATGACCTATCTTTCGTCTAAAAAAATCTACCCAGGTAACTGGGCAGAACCTCTGAACGGTTGGTACAAGAATATTGATACCAACGATGACGGTAGCAATAACGCTTCCAAGGGTGGCCCTACTTCGGTGCTGGCCACCCCTGGTTACCGTTATTTCCAGCAGCGTGGTTACGTTGCTGTGACCCAGACCTCTGGTGCTCCCCTGGTGACCGGCAACGTGATCGTGCCGTCTCCTTATCGCCAGGATGACACTCGTCCTGACATCACCGGCATGGTGATCTCTGGCAGCACCAGCCTGCCTGTGTATGTGTATCGCACCGCTATCTCCGTGGCTTCTGGCTGGGGCGATGGTCGTGTGGCCTCTGGTGTGTATGCCGCCACCGGTAACGTGATCTCCTTCGGTCGCGACTCCAGTGGTCCTACCGCCGCTTCTGGCGTGGGCGAAGGTCCTATTCAGGCCAACCTGACCTCCTCTGTGTCTGGTGACGCAGCCACTAAGATCTTCTTTGCTGGTGGTACTGCTGGCTATGGTACTAATCCCTTCATCACCGCTACCGGTGCTGCTGGCGTTTCGGGTGGCACCCTGTACTACTCGTCCACCACTGGCGTCAACCTGAAGGTGTTTGCCAAGGGCGCTGCAAACGACACCAGCACTTCTGGTGGTATCTACATCTCCGATGCCGATTCCGCTGCTGGCCGTGCAGGCTACCTGGTGGTTGAAGTGTGCTACATCCAGCCGGATGAAGCTCCTGGCTACGAAGACATTGATGGCTACTTAACTGGCCGCACTGTCAGCTGAGTGAGTTAAACTAGGACCAGAGATACTTTGGTCCTATGACAACAACTGCCGCCATTCTTTACCAGCACAAAAAAACAGGTGCAAGGGTAAAAGTAGTTAGTGAATGGGATAACGGCGACTGGTTCATGGTCGAAGATCAGGACGGTCGCCTTTATACCGCTTACAAAACTGAACTCATCCCTGATGAAGCGGCAACGAAGAAAGTAAAAACTCTTCAGATTAAAGACAAAGCTGCACAGGAAGAGCCTCGCTCTTTCCCTCCTGAAACGCGGTTGAACATCAATACGGCCACCGCTCAAATGATCGCTGATCATATTAAGGGTATTGGCCTTAAAACTGCCCGAGAAATCAAAGACCTTCAAATGTCCTTATCGGGTGAACGGTTCAACAACTTAGAGCAACTCAGGCAGATCAAACGTGTGGACTGGGATGCGGTTTTAGCAGCTGATCTGATTCGCGTATAACCTCCTTTTCTAAGGCATTTAACCCCTGGGATTCCAGGGGTTTTTTAGTTTTAGAATAAAAAGAAAAAGAATATGGCCGGTCCAGCTTTATTTAAAGGAAAAGTAGGATCCACAGGTGTTTCTACTGGCCCTCATGCGCACTTTACTCTCACTAAAGACGGGAAAGAAATCCCTCTTTCAATTGCACGTAAAGATATTGGCCAATATTTGCAGTTTCGGCTGCCAGGAAAAGAAGAATGGCAGTCTATTTACAGCCCCGAGAAACAAGGCTTTGCTTTGAATCCTGGAACGCAGATTACCAGCCCCATGGGGAAAAGAACCGCACCAACAGCGGGAGCATCCACATATCACCGTGGTGAGGATTATGCATTTCCTGAAGGAACTTCTTTGCGTTTTTTAGGTCAAGGTTCAGTATCAACACATTCAGGACAGGGTGCTGCGGGCAATGTATCTGTGTTGCGCACTGGTCCCTATGAACTTCAAACTTTTCATTTAAGCGAGCTTCCTCAAGCGGCTACAACACGCAAGAATGATGCACCGTTAAACACTGATTTCAATACATCTGCTTTATTGGCCCAGGCGTTTGTTCAAAATGAGGTTGCCAATAAAACACAACAAGGCCAGCTGATTGAAGCTCTGATTAGCGTTTTGGGTGAGAAAGAAAAACCCAAAACAATGATGGAACAATTAAAGGAGGGCCTGGTTGGTGGAATGATGCAGCAAGCTTTAAGTCCTAAAAACTTTCTTGGTCAGTTCATGGATAGCGAGCCCTATCTCCAGGGTCAAAAGTTTGCCACCAACCAATTCTTTGGACTCTGATTGATTTCTTGCAACTATAATTAATTGATATTGGAAGGTAGAAGTGCAGCTATCTGACTTCGATAAAAGTAGAGTCAGGTATCACCTGGGCTATTTCACGGTTTCCGTTCCGGCTGGCGATTACGCTCGCCTGGAAGAGGCCATGAATACCGTGCCTGATTCCTATTTTTACGACAAGATTATTATTCAGATCGGCCGTTGTGATACGGCTGAAAAGAAAACAGAGGTTGCCACTTCTCCTTCCACCCGATTGGAGAGCATCCTTGGCGACGTTGATCGTACCATTCGGTCGAGCAATGCCCAGGAAGCTCTTAAAGTTTGGAACGAAGTTTACCTTTACGAAACCAATCGTTTAGCCAATATTCTTTACGTTCCCAACTACAAGGATCCATTCCAAGCTCGCTATCGATATGAGCGTTCAGGCGCGGAATTTATTCAGGCTTTACCTGGCCCAGCTGACACTGCAGTGGGTTCTCGTATTTATCTTCATGAGGTTTGGCGGTAATGGGTAACGCATTTCTTCAGCTGTTCATGCGTGGTGGTCCAGCAGCCCTGAAAGCTGTTCAAGGGTTTGGCGCCAAAGCTGCACCTAAGGCGCTGAAGCAGGTTGCCGATACGGTTACCAACCCACAGACCTATCGTTCTCTTGCTGCGCAGGCTGAGAATGTCCTGCAACGTGGACTACCTTCTCAGTTCGCTGGCCCAAATTTTGGCAATATTCCGGCTCGTTTCACTGGTTTAATTAGTGACGTTGCTGGGATGCCAGCTGGTCTACAGCGCTCTGCTCAGGCTGGTATGGTGAATCGTGCCATCCAAGAAGCAGCAGGCGCTGGTCCCCAGCTTGCCCGAAGCGTACAACAGTACGCCACTGGCGCCCTCAAGGCCCCTGTTATTGGTGATGCCATCCAATCTGCTCGGCAGGTAGCAACAGGCCTTCAAGGGGCCTTGGTTAGCCCAACAGGTTTTGGTGGCCCATTCATGCGGGATCCGGCCTTACGCCGTGAGTTTCTTAAACAGTTTGGTGGTACCTCTGAAAAAGCAGCGCGTGCTTTAGCCGGTGGTGGCGGTGGCGTTAATTTTGGTCAAGTCGGCAGCTTACTTCAGAACCTTTCCCCAGGTGGTGCGACTGGGTTGCGTGGTTCCGTAGCCTTACCTGGAGCCCTTGGTGGCGCGGCTTGGGCTTTATCTGACCCAACACCAATGATTCAAGCTGGTCAAGGATTGACTCAAATGCTGGCCGACAGGGGCTTGGTGTATGACCCACGAAAAGATCCACGCGTTACTTCGATTCAAAATCGCCCTGTCGTGAATCCAGGGGAGCTTGCACCTGATTACAGCGGTGCGAGGGATCGGACATTTCGATTTGCGCAATATCAAGGAATGGGGCAGAATCCAGTTGGTGGCACCCCGCCGCCAGCTCCTGGTGGTTATTCACCACCTCCTGCTCCTGTGCTGACACCTCCTCAAGGTGTTAGTCAACCTGGAGCACAAGCCGGACAGCAGACACCCATTGCCTCGGATGTACCCATTGGTGGTTCGTTCCCTGGTGGACCCACATACGGTGGGACAAGGGTGTCTAACGGGGCCGGTGTTCCCGCACTACGTCAAAATGTTCAAAACCGCGCACTCTCTCAAGAAGTACTTAATGCTGCTCAGCAGTACCCTGCTCCTACAAGTGTCCCCCTTCCTTCCTTCTATGAGGGCCAGCAGCAACTGGGTAGGAGTATGGAGCAGACGGGAGAGTTGCAACGGCAACTGATGGAGTTAGGTGGTGCGACCGGAATGTCACCAGAAGTCCTGATGCAGTGGGCTCAACAGAATCCCGGTCTTGCTTACAGCCAGCTTCAGAAACTCCAGGGCAGGAGAAGCGTCCAATGAACGAGCGTCAGTTCCTAGAAAAATTTCGCCAGACTCCTGAGGGTCAGCGTCTTCTAAAAACCATTCGGTTTGCAGAAGGAACTGCTGGACCCAAAGGGTATCAAACCATGTTTGGTGGCGGAACTTTCTCTGATCTGAGTCGCCATCCTGATCGTGTTATTCGCAGTGGTGGATACGCAAGTGCTGCCGCAGGTGCTTACCAGTTCCTCCCTGGAACCTGGCAAAGCCAAGCATCTCGCCTAGGTTTAAAAGGTTTTGGACCTGCTGAACAGGACGTTGCAGCTTTAGCTCTTGCTCGTAACCGTTTAATGGGAATTGGTGGTTTATCAACACTTCAAAAAGAGGGTTTATCTCCTCGTGTTGCAGCTGCCCTTGCTCCTGAATGGGCTTCTTTCCCAACGGAAAGCGGACGTAGCTACTACGGTCAACCCGTTAAATCCTTGTCTTCTCTTCAGAATTATTACGGCAATGCATCAGTTGCCCCCGCTGCCCAGCAGGTGGCAGCAAGTGCACCAAGGGCTGCAACTTCACCAGCCCCCGATTCTGATATTGACATTCAAGCTTTAACAACTGCCCTAAGGAAGAAGAAGTCAACTTCGCTTCTTGATTCCTTTAAGGCAGGTATTGTTGATCAGTTGCTTCGCCAGACAGTCCCAGGAAATCTCAATTTCCTTGGAGCACCTCTCTTTGGTAGTACCGGTTTATTCTGATGGCTTACTCTCAGTACGCGGACAAGTATCTTCCTGGTGAATATTACCGGGAAGTTTTTGGCAAGAATCGTTTTGCGTTTAGTCCGGGTACTGAGACCACAATGGATAGCGCATCTTTCCAAAGGTTTTTAAATCTTCAGCGCAATCCACAAGGTTTATTCTTAGAGTCTGTTAGGTATCCAAAAGGATTCACGGAAATGATGGCGTTGTCTTCTGAGTTTGGTTTAAATTCAAACTCGCTTTAGTCCTTTATAATTAATGAAAAGGTAAAGTAAAGACGTGTCTAGTACCGCCACTAACAAGCAGCCACTGCTTATTGACCGCCCTTTGTTTGATTCCGTGCGGGTCACGACTCAAACAGTTGGTAACGCAACTTCCAATACTTTGTTTGTACAGGGTGGTCAGGCGCCGTCCATTCTTGTAGACATGGATGCTGCTTTGGAAGAAGACAATAATAATGGTGGGGTTATTGATTCCATTACCATTGTTCGCAACGACAACTATCGCGAGGCGGACTACACAATTAGCTCTGGCACATCAGGTAATGTTGTTTCGTTGACCAGTGGTCAAATTGTCTTTATCCAACAGACCGGGGTATTGGCCACAGCAGCGATGAGCGGCTACGGTTATTACACTTACACAGGTTCCGCAACACTGACGGGCGTGAATACAAGCCTTGTGTTTTCCGGTGGCACCACAAGCGGCTTTAGCTATATCGGTTCTACTTACGGCTACCAGCCCGCAGTGACATTTGTGTTTTACCACACGCGTGGTACAACTACTCCCATTCCTGGTAGTGGTGACTATCGTCTTCTGTTTTCCAAAACAGTTCCTGCCAACAGCGGCGAAGTTGATTGCTCGGATCTAATGCCACAACTTGGGGCTCCTATGCCCAGCGCCGGCAATACCACAGGCCTTGGATCATCTGCCCCCTTACGCAACAAAGGTGTTTACCTGGAACGGGGTGACCGTATTTATGTGGGTGTTTTCCCAGACGGCCCGAACATCTCTGGTTACACGCCAGGCGCTCATATCTACGCACAAGGCGGCTTCTTCTAAACCATGGCCAAAAAGAGTGGAAGCTCTTTTGGAAACTTCAATAAGGCCGAGGTGTTTGACCCTCGGTCTGTAAAACCGATTACGACAGAATTTTCCAAAGGATCAGTTCCTGATTCTTTATATACGATTAATCGTGAGTCAGCATGGTCCCGCTGGCGCCGTGGTTACGAAATTGCAACCGCTTGTTTTTACGATAATTCTTACGATTATCCTTTTACCTACAAGGTTCCTGTCCCCGCTGGCACTCCTTCAACAAGTGGTAATCAACCAACTATTCCAGGTGTTTTTAAAGGATTTCCAACAACGAATAAAGAATTTGGCATGCACTGGGCTGGCGTCCGTGTTGCTGGTAGTTTACGGTTTGACAATGTTTTTGATAGCACTGGGGTGCGTGCTTCTATTGCTTCTGTAACTGAAGACACTGACTTTTGGTACGTACAACTTAACGGAAGTTGGAGTTCCGGCAACCCGTTACCTCCGCCTTTATATGTTGCAATTCCTGGCGTACCTGGTGGACTGAAGGCGATTAACGGAGAAATACTGGAAGATCGAATCATCACACCCGGCGGCGTTCCTATAGATAGAGATACGATTGATCCTGCAACACAAAAAAGGTATGGATATGTTTCGGCTGTACTGGCAGATACAGACCCTTTTACTGGGATTTTAAAAATACGAAAAGCTGGTTCAGTAGAGGCAACGCCAGATAGAGATTTAATTACGCCTGCGACAAGGCCTCCAAACTTAAACAGGTTTTTTATGACGGGCACTCGCTATTGCTGTTCCTGTCAAGATTTTAATCGGCGCGATTATGGATTCATTAGCTCTTTAAATAAAGTTTCTGATTCATTAAAAGTAAAATTTCCGCGGACTAATGTTGCCACATTGAAACCTGGCAGGTATGAAATAATGACCAAAAATGGAATAGTTGATAACAGTTCAATGACAAGTGCCACGGTTAATCGTGACATGCGAATTGTGTCACCCGCTCCCCAATACAACGTGCCACCAACAGTTACACCAACAGTATCAACTAAAGTAGGAGCCAATAGAGACAATCCAGGTGTGTTTAGAGATTTTGGTGCAATGTATCTCCGCAATACTCCTGATCCTTCTATTCCAGGAGCGAAAGCAGAAGGCTTGCCAACTTATAACGATTATTCTGCTGCAGGAAACGTTATCACATCTTTAACGGATACCTGGACCCCCCTGCTTGATGAGATGCGCTATTGCAAGCACATTTATGCCATGAAATATGAAGAAGGTGTATTTCCACCCGAACCGTCAGATTTCCCTGTAGGTATTCAAAGCATGGCCGCCTGGGAGCAAAAATTAGTGGAAGATACAGAAAAAGAGCAAACTGAAGCTAAGGCCGCAAATTTACAAAGACGTTCTTTGTCAACAATGGACGTACCTCCTTACAACTGTCAGGCGCCAATGATGATGCCAATGATGCAAAAACTTTTCAATATCCCATCAACATTTGTAAAAATGAATGGTTTTACAATGATTGATAAAAACGGAAGCAAGTATATTCCAGCTTCTGGTGAACGCCCTGGAGTGTGATTATGGCTGAGTTTGGAGATGTCGTTTCAACCAATTTCATTTATTCACAAGAGCAATTAAATGAAAGGATCTACGGGGATAGTGAGATCCAGTACAGCGGAATACCTACCGTGTATCACGCTGGCGATGTTGTACACCTTCCTTACCAGTCAGGTGAAATATCCACAATGGAAGCTTTGGGCCTCGCCTGGGCTGCGTTTGCCAGTGGAATTGGACCAGAGTAACATAATGTAAACTTATATTAGTCCCGTAGGACTTATTAAGAAATCCTTTACCACTTGCGCCCTGGAGCCCTGCTTGCTTAGCTTCGGGTTATCCAGCTCATCTCAGTTATGACTCACTCCCCGCCTATTGACCAGCGGATTGTTGATGAGTATTTCCAGCTGGCCTCACGAAAAAAAACCAAAGCAGTTGCCTGGTTGTATGGAATGATTGCAACCTATGGAGTAAAGCCTGACGAGTTAAACGGATTTACCTGGCAATCTGATAATTCAATTCTACTTCAAAGTAAAAAGAAAAAGATTGCCCCACTACATCCGCAGTGGGTTTTTCTTTTTGGGCTAAAAGAAAAGCGGTCCTGCGAAATGCAAGACCGCCTGGAATCCCTCTCCCGCTCTCTGTATCAAGCCATTGCCTACCAGGATGTTCGATTAAACATCACTGATTTGCTTTTGGCACACCGCATGAGAAAAAATCATTCTCGTGCATTCAAGAACATGCAGCCAGCATGTCTTGCTTTTGCAGGTGCTTCCTGACTGCCGTTACGTTCCAGCGGTAGCCATCGCGTGAACGGGTCTCAGGAAAGGCTGCAAAGTGCGGCCCAAGCTTGAGGGTGCCATTATCCCTGTACTTAAACAAGGTCTTCCGGTCAATGCCAAGGAGTTCTTCCGCTCTTTGAACGGAGACCCAACCATTGGTCTTGGTCATGGCGCGAGTAAAAACGCGTACCCAAGTACGGTAGCGCCTGGAAGGGACCTGTCAACTTTCCTTATGTTTTGTTAATAGTTCTGTTGTGGTTTTAAATGAATGAGGTGAAATTAAAATAAAGTAACGGCAACTAAAGAGCATGTTCAATTGTGAGCAGGATCCGCTTTCCTTACTCATTGAATTAACTCCAAAGTTAGCAAAGAAACGTTATCGACAGTCCATCTACGAAGCCTGGGACTTTAAGTGTGCATATTGCAAGGCAGAGGCAACAAGCCTTGATCACATTATTCCTAGGTTCAAATCAGGTTCAAGCAATAGAAATAATCTGATTCCCGCGTGCAGATCGTGCAATACAAATAAAGCAAGCACTAAAATGGAAGACTGGTACTGCAATCAAGACTTCTTTGATGAAGTTCAGTACAATCGAATCAAGACCTGGATGTCCCAGGAATTCATTGATTGGTTCCAGCCTGAGCATTTTGATCTTCATCCTAAAGTTGCCGTCTAATTAAATAACTCAAATGGCTATTGTTTATGACGCTACAGCGAAGAAGTGGGTCGTTACCAATGAGAAGACGGATTACAATACCAATTTTCCTACTAACTACGACACAACAAGAAGAACTGATTACCCAACAAACTTAACAACTAACACTGCTCTTCCTGAGTTTCTTGCTACAAATTTAAAGTATGACTATGAAACCAATTTAAGAACTGATTACCCAACAGATAAGAAAACCAAAAAAACCATTCACGTCCATCATGTTACCCTGCTTGGTAAAAAGTTTATTGGCAAAATCAGTGATGATGACAAGACCCCGGATATGGGGTATTCAGTACAATCCGTAGAAATCACTCCAAATACATCATTTTCAGATATTAAATCTGCGGTTGGAGGCAATGTTGATACATTTAATGACGATCCAAAAAATAAATTTTTAAACTTAAAGCAAGTTGTAGTAGATAATCAAGCAACAAATACAGCTAATGCGACTACTAATACAAATAACAAAGCTGCCAATGAAAAAAATGCAGCTTTAAATGCTGCCAACTATAAAACTAATATTGATAACGCCACTAAAAACGTTCAAATTGAAAAAGAACGGCAAGCTATCCAGGCACAGAACACTGCAAATGCGCAAACTAATGCAACAAATACTACACTAAATGCTGCAAATGAAAAGCTGAATTATGAAGGCAAAGTTTTAAATACTAATAACACAACTCTCAACCAACAAAATACAGTTTTAAACACTAAAAACACAGCCTTAAATGGTTTATATTCAACTACTGTTGCTACCGCAGGCGCAACACAAGGCGGTGATTACGTAGCGCAACGAGATAAATTAACAACAAACAACCTGATAGCCGCAGGGTTTACCGCCAAAGAAGCTGCAGATATTGTTTCTGGTGTCAAAGATCAGTTTAAAGTTTTTTATCAAGTAGAGAAATTAGTTCCATGGGATGCAAACCTTGGGGCCAAACCTCCCTATGGAACGTTTGATCCTAAGTACTACAGTGGACAGAATGCAACAGTAAAGAAAGCCTGGGACGACGCTGTAGCAAAAGATGATATTGATATTACGCAGCGTTATGGCGAGAATAACTTTTATTTGCAGCACTATACCAACATTGGTAAAGCGCAAGGGTTGCGCGGTAATGCTGCAGAAACAACTGCAAGAGCTAATGCATATGTTGAAAACAAACCTACAGATGCTGAGATCCAACAGATTCGAGATTTACAGCTGGGGGTAGATCGTGACACGATTACTCAGCGCCTATTAAACATCACACAGGTTAATAATGAATGGACAAAAGCAAAACAAGGAGACCCCTATTGGCGTGCGTTAGCAAAAGAAAAGTACTTGGATCCAGATGATCCGGATGAGTTTGCTGTT